AAGTAGGTTTAGGTGAGTTTCCTTCAAGCCATTTACGTGCTTCTGCAGTTTCACCTACAAGTTTATTAGACTTACGTAGGCTGCTAGCTGCGTTAGCAAGAGCACCAACAAACTTAAAAGCACCTTGAGCCATGTCTACGATTGTACCCATACCAAGGTCTTCGTAGATGTTCTTCAGACGTTTTTTATCAACGTCATCATCTTTCAAAGTTGCGAAGCTATCAGGAATGAAGTCGAATTGTTTAGGAAACTTTTGTTTTAGTTTACCAGTAAGGTTATCGCTTTCGTATTCACTGCTGACAGCGCCAACAGCGACACCAGCAGCAGCTTCAACGCCACGACTGCCTATAAACTTCATAAAGGCAGTATTACCAAGGGACCAGCCAACACGACTTTGTGCAGCCAGTCCTCCTCTCATACCCAAACGGGTAAGACCAATGGTAGGTAGCACAACTGCAGAGAGTTCCCTGACAGACTGTGCTACTTCATTTTCAAACTTAGTAGGTTTAGCAAACTGTTGTCCGGTGAATTTGTTAATAACATCAACACCGAAATCAAGCATACCTGTAGCAGGTGCAAATGCACTCTCCAAGGTATTACGAGCATAGTCACCTAGATCGTAACCCTCTTCCCAAGGCCATTGCTGGTCCTTCATTTCACCTTCCGTAGAAGGTGCAGATTGTTGAGGCGCTTGTTGAACCCCCGTGGGGGCGGCTTCTGCTTCGACTTGTTGTGCTTCAACTTGACTCTGCTCAGCAAGTTGCTGCTCAATAGCAGCTTCTGCCTGCAGTTCAGTTGACATGTCAGTCTCACCAGGATCTAGCCTAAACGCCTCTTCAATATCATAGTTCATACTTATTTAGCGGCTGTGCCGTGTAAAAAGGTGTACTGTTTACCGTTAGGTAGTTGAATCAGAAGTTTGTCACCATGTTCAGTGGGGGTGTTACTGATAACACGTGCACCATTCTTAGCGTAGATTTTAGTACCTTCGTAAAGACCGTAGTCAATGCCGTGGGATCCTCGTGCAGTGTGGCTAGCAAAGTCACCAGTGATGGGTACTTGGCTTAGCGGGACTACACCTAGTTCAGGATCATCTACTTCAATGTATTCATCAAGTGCAGTAGTGGGGAATTGACCACCACCAACTTGTTTAACGTCAAGGTGTTGACCAGTCGAAGTGGGACCAATGTTACCAGAGGTATAGACAAGGAACGGAGAACCTGCTCGCATAGTAGCAGCAGATTGGAACATTCCAGGATTGATAATCCTATTGATAACAGCTAGTTTGGCTTGCGGACCTTTGGTCGGATCACCTAAAATCTTTTGATCTTCTGGGGTCAAGGTTACTTCTTGTCCATTAAGACGAAGAGGAGAGTTCAACCGGAAGGAATCACCATTTGCTTCAAAGAAACGGTTGTATGCTTCATGCAAAGGCATCCCTTTTGTCATCCCAATAAAGGCAAGCTCTTTGGGAGTAGGTTTAAACGTATCCTTATAGAAATTCTTCTTAATGTAATCTAACCTTTCAGCAGAAGTCACTGAGAGAGGAGTGTCCAGAACTCCTTCAACCCCTAGGGTTTTGACGGAAGTTCGAAGACCAGTAATGTCTCGTTTGGTTTGCTCAGCTGCGGAGACATTCCCCACAGGCAAGTTAGGATAAGAGACTGTACCATTGCGACTCACCTTTCTGTAGAATTTACTGTCCTTGTTACGATATTCGTTTCGATATTCGTTAGCAAGTTCACCCGCTGCCTTTTGGTGTGCTGCTTCAAAACCTAGAGCAGGTTCGTACATAGCAGTACGATTTCTAAGTTCTGTTTGCAGATGACCAATCATAGGCAAAGCGCCAGCTTCTGCAGCTTTAGTCGTACCAAAGGAGGTGGTACCAGAAACAAGAGTATCTAGAGATTTACTAGAATCTTTGTAACTCTCACTTTTCCACTTAGCGTTGTAAGCTTCATAGCGTTGTTTAATTTTTGCACCGTCAGTAGGATTAGCCTCTACAGCAGCAGCAACAATCTCAGGAGTTAGTTCAAAGTCACGGAGTTTAGAAACACCTTTAATAATGTTTTGTTTGTGCTGTGCAGTGTAGGTAAGAGATTTCTCAATGACAGCCAGTTTAGGACTTTCCCTCAAAGCAGTAGCGACAAACATCCGCTGAGCTTCTTCAAGGCGCTCAACTGTAGGATTCTCTAACACTGCTCGTGCCAAAGTCTCTTCTAGTTCAGCCTCAGAGAGTTTATCGGCTTGAATCTGTTGCTGACGTTGTTGGTTTTGAATCCTAACCCGTTCTTTTAAAATATTTGCAAAACGGGTGTTTTTAAACTTTTCACCAAACAATTCAGGTGCTTTATCCGGTTCTGTATAAATAGGGTACTGAGCTATCTGTTCAATAGGGATAATAAAATTACCCTTGTCATCAGTTTGATTAAAAACCTTTTTCTCCAAATCGTCCCAAGTTTTAGTCCTATCGCCATTATAAGTATCTAAAACTTCAACGTAAGTATTTAGAAGAACTCGATTAAAATTTTCTGGGCTAGCATTTAAAGGATTACCTAAAGCTCTTTCTCTACGATTGTTTTTAGAACTTTCAATAAACTCTCGTTGTCTAGCAGCAATGAGGTTTCGCTCAACTGCGTCAGCCCGTTCTAAAGCAGGTCGTAAAAACTCTTCATCATAATCATCTAAGCGCAGGGTTTCGCTTAGCTCCCCTCTATACCTATCAACTTCAATGATAAATTCGTCTGGCTCTAAACGGCGTCCTAGCCCTTGCTCAACAAGATCAATACGTTGACGTAGCGGTCCTTCATAACGACTATTAAAAAGTTGATAAAGACCACCTTCAGTAATATCAACTGCAACTGCTTGGTTTGCTTCGTTTTTTAATTTTTCACCAACGTATTCACTGCTGCCATTCGCAACTGCTGTGTTAATAGAAGCCGTCTGATTAGCACTTATTACTGAAAGGTTCCATTTATTAGCAATACTTTCAGCTGCGATGTCCGCAGGCGTTTTACCTTTTTTGGCTGCCGCCTTCTCAGCTTTACGTCGTTGTTTTGTCTGCTCCTCTTGGATTTGAGTAGCAATCTCACTAGCAGATTTACTTAAAGAAGAAATGCTTTTAAAGATTGATTCAGTCTCTTTGGCGTTGATATTAAACTGTTGCTGATCTCTAGTGGCTTGGGCTTGAAGACCTTGAATCTGTCTATTACTGTTTTGTGTTTGAATTTGGAAGTTACGCTCTTCTGCACGTGCTGTTGCGGCGGCATCTTCCTTCATAGAACGTGCAACTTCACGCCGAGACTCAATCTCAGCGTTGGCTGCTTGACGCATACCTTCAATTTGTCGGGCAGCTTCTTCCCTCATACGAGCGATGTTACGCTCGTCAACCTGTTGTGGGCGATACCCACCAGCCTTAGCGGCTCTTTGATACTGTATTCGTGCCATAGTTAATTAAGCCCACTTAGTATTCCCTTTATTAGCCAGTATCTGCCCAGCGCCTGCTATACCTTGAATAATAGGTCCAAATGTACTTTGCTGCAAAGGTTGAGGAATAAATCCAGCAGTTGCTTTCATCGGTTCGACAAAGATACGCTCAGGTGGCTTGATAGGTTGAGGTATGTCAGGTAGACGCTCAGGTTCAATCATCATAGCATTACGTGCCTTCATGTCGTCAGCATACCGACTCATTGCAATGTCACGCAGATTGCGTTGTGATTGTTGACCAGCGCTTAACAGGCTAGCACTGAGGATTGCTGCGTTTCGACCTTGTTCCGCAACAGTAGATTGGATGGCTTTAGAACGAGAACCACCTGCTTGAAGTAAGGCAGCACGACCTTCGTTCTGTATTTGTTCAATAAGCATACCTTCTCGTTGGAAAGCAGCGCTATTGAGAATTTCTGCAAGAGATGCTTGCTCTTGTTCTTGAGCTTCACGAGCAGCTACGCTGTTGTAAACAAGCTGTTGCTGTGTGTTTTCAGTAGAACTAAGGTATTGTTTAGCGGTTTGAAGGTACGAATAATCCTGAACTTCTGAATTGTACTGCCACTGTTTAATGGCAGTAGTCCATTCGTAGTCACGCTGACGACGGTAGTTCTCTTTGTCAGCTTCAAATACCCGACGATTATACTCGTTAGTATTTCGAGCTGCCTCTTCAGCAGCCCGTTTTTGCTCTTCGTAATTACGTTGTGCTTGGGCATTTTGTTCAGCAGCTTGCGCAGAACCTTGAATGCCGCCAGCAATAGACGAACCAATACCAAACAGGGCACCAACGCCAGCCCAAGTAATATTCATCTCCAAGCCTGACTCAGCCAGCTGATCATCTAGGAGACTATTGTTTTTTGGATTAAATTCAAACATTAGGACCTCCTATAAAAACGTGGCGTATAGTTACCTTCCCACATCATCGACACCAACGATACAGGATAAGGAAAATCACTTGTCACTTTAAGTTCAAAATTAGTATTACGTTGATGGATAGGGACAATAAACTGTCGCTCACTCTTGACAGGATTACTATCAGCTGAGTAGTAGTCAGCATCTGCAGTGTGTTGTACATTTCGCCACTCGTTAGAACCAGTCGCTTTCAGTTTAAACGTCACTGCACCTGTCCTACCTACAGAGAATTTAGCTCTGGAGATAGTCAAAGCAGCGGTAAAGTCAGTAGTGTTTTGATCCCTACGGAAGTAGAATTTAGGAAGCACTGCTTCAAAGTCATAGGGATAACCAACTACGATACCATCTTCATAGTCAGTGAAATTACCTTGGACTTCAAAGTACCGGTAATTAGTACCAGTTTCTGTACGCTCATATGCCGTAGCATAGTAACCAGCATCAGCATCAATCTCTGCATCTGTACCGTCATCCGCAGTGGGGACAGTAAGAAGCATCATTGCCTCAGTCTGCTCGAATGGAGTGTACGGAACGTAGATCTTAGTTAGATCATTAGTGGAGTCGTATACAACCGCGTCTACGGTGCCTGGGTCGGGCGAGACGGGGCGTGTAGCCATGTCTAGGCATGGATTACCCTCAATGCCGCTAGCGGTCGCTACAACGTTTCCTGTGGGGATTTCATCAAGGGTGATGTTACCAATGGTGTATTCATCTTCGTGTTGAGAAACAACAATCAAAGAGTCATTCAAAATCCTAGCAGCTTGAATAGTACCAGGAAGTTCCCATTTAGTCCACGCTTGAAAAAGATCTTCTTTACCGTTGTTGTAATAACGATACAGGTAAAGGTAAGATGAATCCCTATCTATCATGATAATAACTGAGTTTTGTGGACTAACAGTTACATCATCAATACTATCAGGAATCCATTCAAAAACTACTTTACTGATGTCAACCACAATTGGGTTGCGTTCAATATCTTGTAGTTGTAAGGTAAACAGTTTACTGTAACCAGAAACGTTGCTGACAAAAGCAGCAGTAGTACCGACATCCACAGGGGGGATGTTAGTATTCATTTCATAGTTAGACAGCGAACGTACAACAGCAGAGGTTGGCGTTAAACCGCTACCATCTGTGGTAAACACTTGGAACTGTTGACGTTCCGAAAAGATCATCAGACCTTGAGGAGAAGGTAGAACATCAGACAAAGTAACAGGTCTGACGCTAGACACGTTCAAATCAATCGGATCTGAGTCAATCTGTACAAGAGCTGATTTAACAAAAAAGTTATAGGGATCGTTAGCAACACTAAAGTTAATGTTGTCCGTGGAGAGGAATCCGAGTCGGTTATTATAAAAGAAAGTAGAAGTAATAGGATCCCCAATAAAAGCAGGTATAGGGCTAGTATCATCATCCCCAGCTTCCCGAGCACTCCAATTGATAGCGTCAAAAGTAAAGGTTGTAGCACCAGTGTTAGCCAGTTCATGCGGCATGGTAGCAGCATTAAACCCAGGGGACACATCACGTGCTACGGTTTCTTTCCAATAACCACGTCCGTACTCACCATCATAGGCAACGTACTCAACGTAGTAATTGTCATCGGCACCATCATCGTTAAGGATCTCAACGTGATGACCGTTAAAGGATTCAGTGGGAAGTTTAGTAACATTAACTACACCGTCTTGAAACACTTCAAGAGCATCGTTGTTAATACCACCTTTAACTTCAATTGTAAATGCTAAAGGAGTACCATCATCGGTAAACGTACCGTTAGCATGTTGATAATCAGTGAGGACTTGGTTGGTAGCCGTGTCAAATCGTTTGATTACAAGGCTATTGGTATAGCCTTCAATACACCACGTACCATCAAAGTCGGCATTAGCTGCGGTTTGCTGTGCTTCAATAGTCGCTACAATGTCATCTACGATGTGGTGGTTAGTATTGATGCTACCACTATCATACAGCAGCATGTCATCATACGTAGTGCTGGATTGAGCAGTAGACGTAGATGATTGACCTTGAATAGTAACGAGATAGTCATTACCACTGACAAGGCTAACTAGTTTAAGGGTAGCAACTGAGTTAGCAGTAAACGTACCAGCTGCCTGCATAGCAGAGGTGACGGTACGGTTAGTGATAATAGTGGTATCTTGGATGCTACGGAAGTGGTAGTCATCTTGAGAAGTACCAGTCAGATACCCAGTAGCATTGTTAGTAACTGTACACCACGTACCATTTGCTGCTGTCCACACATAAATGTTAGTACCTTTAATACATCCAATGTATGAACCAGCGGCTGCCCGTTCAATAAAAAACCAAGCAGCATCTTCCAATTCAGACTTAGTAAATGCAGTAGTACCGTCTGCCTTGTACAAGACACTGGTAAACTGCATCCCTGGACGCTTCAGCATACCATAAGTGGGATCAGGGTAACCGTTGACACACTCTGTAAGCTGACCTTCTAATTTTTTGTCGTCATTTTGACGTGATACACCACCAAGAAAATTTGGTATTAGTTGAGTTACTGCTGGCATTAGCGTTGCAAAGTATGGAACGGTTGATAGCTCTGATAGTAGTTCCCTTCTTTAGGTGCACCAAAGTACGTGTAATCGCCTTGACTCGTTTCATACTCAAGAGCCATAGCACGTGCAAACGCTTCCTTTTGTT